CTAAGTACTTGATTTTCCCTAAAAATAATTGCTTCATACTGTGAAACACTGGTTGCGTCATTGCCTTCCCAGTTTGCGACTGCACGGTTGCTTAATCCTTGAACTTCAGTGCCGACAGATGTTGAGGTCGGACCTTCAGGCTTTGCAGATGTTGCTCGCGCTGTAAATGTTGGAAGATTCGCTGCAGTTACCTGACCATAGTTTGCAGCTCGACTCAAGTCGGTTGCTATGTCATTGAAAACATCCCCGAAAGTTACCTCAACCGATTCGTCTCCGCTTTCAGAAACGGAAGCAGATAGTGCACTAATAATTCTTTCATCAAAAGTGCCAACTTCAATTTCAACAAGAACCTTATCGCCAAGACCAAAATTATTCCAAGCGACCATTCCGTCGCGCTCTTGGAACGTTGCCGTAATTTGAAGTTTGCCATCTCGTACGGTTCGCAATGCCGCCGCAGTTATGTTGGCGACAGCCGGAGCTGTGTCGGAGGTATTCTCAATAAATCCTTCTCGGAAACCATAAATTCCTGTTTTGTCAGATATTTGTTTGTCTAAGTTGAAACCATCCGAACCGTACATAACTGTTCTCAACTCAGAGACGGAGGTCATTGTTTCAGCCGAAGAGAGCATCGGTAGGGTGAAGAGCATTGCTCCGGACCCAGATGTTCTATCCGTTCCAAATGGCGTCGATAAAGTTACTGTTGGATTCGTAAACGGTCTGATGCACATTGAAATCAGACCGTCTGGGCTCACATGCCAATCGACTCCAGTGTTGCTGGCAACTTCATTAATAACATCAAGCAGTGTTCGTCCTACTGCGACATTGAAGTTTCCACCGTCTTGAGCAACTCTCCCTTTTGAGTCAGTCTGTCCAAAAGAACTTTGCAATGTTGAGTCAAGAGATAACGGCCAGTCAACAGCAAAACCAATACCACCTCGACCGTACTCTGTACGGACTTGAGCAAAATTATCTCTTGTTGTGTCAAGTTCGTAGCCGCTATCAGCCTCCGTAAATAAAACATAAAACGCCGATATTCCAGTAAATGACCCAATAGATAGTTGGGTAAAGGTAATATTTTTTGTTCCTACTTGATTGGCGTTCGTTAGCCCGTCATTGCTACTTATCTTGAAAGACTTATAACCGTTTTGTACTCCCTCTAAAACGAACGCAGCATTGTCTACGGCTAAATCTTTGATTGGTGAGCCATCTGCAGTAGCTGTTCTTTGAAGAACCCATGGTGCCGTCGGTGAACCAGGATAGACCACCCAGTAAACACCGTTATGCGCTAAATTGCTTTGGTCTTTGACAAGGATTGTATCGCCGACAACCAGGTCTGTCACTCCGTCAACGCCGCTGTTGTTTATCGAGCCATTACTTGTTGATGTTAATCGTGCCCCAGAACCAGGAATATCGGTTGAAGCACCATTTGCATACGTTGAAGCAAGATTGGCTGTCGTTGCGCATCGAACGTTATATGAATACCCAGGGAATAATCTGTCAAAAAACTTTGGTCTCTGTGTTGAACCAGCAACAGCACGAGCTTGATTTGAAAAATCCTGCGGGAGGACAATTCCCCATTCGAGAGCCGCAGCTATTCCTCTTCCACTAATTTGTATTGGCTGAGTTATGCTGGAGCGGTCAACCTGAATATCTTCGATAAAAAATGTGAATACTGGTTGTCCGTCTCGCACAATTTTGATTGCGTACGGGCCAGTTAATAAACTATTTCCATTCTGCGTTTCAAATGCTTCGAAGAATGGGTCAGATAAATCATGCGATAGAGAGCCAGAACCAACATCATTCAATTGGTCAGAGAACTCAATTGTTTTCCAACGAGGAATATAGGAAACTACATTTAAGGGGTCGTTAGCTAGAACAACCCATGCATCCCATGTTGTTTTAGCCATTTAGAAATATGCTTTCCTATATGTAATACTAACCGTTCCGGTGCCACTGGTCGAGAAAAAACTCAAATCATTATCTTCTGGGAATAGTTCAAACCATGATTGCCGCGAACCAGTGCGATACAGACTGGATATTGAATTGACTGAGGCTTTAGTTACTGTCAATGCGTCAGTATTGATGATGACGCTCTGGCCGCTAGTAAGAGTTCCGTTAAATCCAATAACCGAAGGCGAAGAAGGATAAGTTGTATTGGATATTCGTGGGTTCACGAGTGTGCCAGTAGAGGTGATAGTTATAGTCATATAGGTGACTGGGGCCGTTCCAACATCTGCAGCAAGGCACGTAATTGGGACTGCCGCACCAGAAGATTTTGTTGCTGTTAAACCTGGACTTACAGTTGTTGGTGAGAACCAGCGTGGGTCGGGGAAGCTTACCTCAACAGAAAACTCAACATAATTCAGTAGTGAGTTATCCCCGACAGATATAGAAGAAACTACTTCTCCATATCCAACTCTCGTTGAATAAACGCTTGGGTTGGTTGGGTCTACTCTGTAATGAACAATGGTTAAAAGCTCTTGCATTCTTCCAAACAAATTAAATACCGTGTCGTAATTTTGGTTGAATTGGGCCCTTTTACCAGCATCAGTTGATGGAACGACACCAGTTGTCGGGTGCGCATCACAAATCCACACAGTCCAAGTTTCAGTTCTTGGAGTTAATCTTTTTTCCCGCCATTGGTCTCCGTGTATTGAACCAGAGGTGAAGTTCTCACCTTTTCTTCCGGGGATACCACGCTCGATGCTTGAAATCATGTAGCCATGTGTTGCTAATTCAATATCATTAACTACGTAATATTCAAGAACTTTAGGAAATGCAGTAGACATAATTAACCAAACAATCCGTTATTCGAAAGAACTTTCATGCGACGAGTAATTGAGTCAGCGGCTGGTTCTGGGGTTGGATTATAGACATTGACTTCAATATTATTGCCAGCACCTTGTTGCCCGCCTGATGTCATCGAGCTTCTGACCCTTGTATAGCGTTCAAGCGCGGAAGCCGTAACTACAGTTCCCGAAACATTAGGCAAGAACATTTCCGGTCCTTTTTCTCCAATCATGTATGGGTTGCCGGACAAAATCGGGCCACCAACAGCTTTTCTAACCACTGGTACTGGTGGTAATTTACCTTTAATATAAGAAGCTGCCATAGACGGAGAGACATACGAGTACTTTGGTGCCGCAACACAGCCACAGTCGCCGTTAGGTTTCATGTAACCTACCTCACCAGGGTCACATGGAAAAGTTGCGCAAGAGTTAACAGGCGTGCCGCCTTTACTACCACTACCGCTTCCGCCAGAGCCAAATCCAAGCGTTAATGGAGATTTTGCAATTGCTTCAGATACCGAAGCTTTAATAGCATCCCACATTGTTGGGCCAAGACCTTGAAGCGCCGTAGCGAATTCACCCGCTGGGTCAGTTAAGTTCAACCCAACTTTTTCAAGTAGGCCATCAAACTTAATGCCAATGTCGGCGATTTTTTCTCCGCCAATTTGAAGTGTTCCGTTTGTGACGCCAGCCGCCGCGGCAAGTTGATTAAAAACACCAGGCAATTCTTTTGAATTCCAATAAAGCTCAATTGATGCCTCTATGACATCAGCATATGATTCGAGAACAGCAACCTGTGCAGCCGCAAATTCTAAATTTTTATCCTGTAATTCTCTCGTTCTATCTATGGTTGTATTTTGTGAATCTATTACATCCGAGTTAGTTTCTGCAGCAGCTGCTCGAGCTTCCTGTAGGGCAATCTCAGCATCTACTACGTCGACCAATGTTGCTCTACCAAGCGCATAATCTCGAGAGGCTTGCTCAAATGATTTTTGCAATTCATCAATTTGTGCCTGCTCATAGTCTGTAACTTGAGCACCGCCTTCAAGGCCAAACTTAAGTTCGCTTGCTCCTTGAGCTCTTCTAGCTTTGGCTAAATTGCTTTCGTAAAGTCTTTGAGTATTAGCCAATTTTGCTAAATCGGTTTTAGCTTTGCTGAAATCTAGCTGGGCGTTGAGGTATTGACCAAGAGAACCAATTACCTCTTTCATTCTACTAACTACGGCTTTAACGTAATCTTGAATAGGTGTTTTGACATCACCCTTTTTCTTCATAAACGAAGTAGTAAAAGCTGACCAAATGCTGCCCCGTGATTTTTCCGAAGCCTTACCTATTGCATTATTAATGCTTTTAATTAATTTTCCACCAAGAATGTTTGCAAATTTATTATTTTTACCTGATTGAACTAAGCCGAATTGGATTCCTTCGCCAATAGGTATACCAATTTCTTTTTCCGCAACTTTGGATGGTGATTCAATAATCCAAAAATCTTTTAATTGCTGGAGTAAAGCCTGGCTTTGGCTACTGACGGCCTGGCTCACCACGCCTTGTGATGCCAATAATCCAGTTTTCATACCATTATTAATTGCTGCGCCTACATCTTTGCCGCCATTAGCCGCTGCTTCCTCGGAGTCAAAGAAAGCTTTTGCTATCTCCGGGCCAAACCCAATCTGCTCAAAAAGCGTAAAGATATCCGCTGAACTAATTCCAGCTGCAACACCAGCGCTTACGATATCTGCCGAGCCAGCAGCAATCATTGCGATTGCGCCTTCCTTATCTCCTGCAGCCGCCTTAATATTTGCGGCGTCAAGCAAGCTTTCTACTGAATCAATAATTGCTTTTTGGGCATCATCAGCATTTTCGGTCATTGAGAAAAGACCACTACCAACCTTGCCTGTCGAATCAGATATCTTGCTTAACGATTCGCGATAATCAATAGCTGCTTCTACGCCACTCTTATTCAAACCAAGGAGTGCTTCTTGACCTTCTGAATAAGCTTTTATCGCTCCGGTGGCAGCGTCATATTCTTTTATTGCGTCACTAACAGCTGATGATACATCTTTAAATTGGTCTTCGGTTTCCTTAAGGCCACTTACTGTGATGTTTGTAGCAGAGTTAAGTTTATTTGTTGCAACAACTTGTTTATTGAAAAATTCCGCCGTAATTTTTGCAGCCTCAGCAGCACCTTTTTGACCTTTGGGAACTTTTTCTAACTTCTTTTGCAGTTGGTCTAAAAGGAGGCCGGCCTCGCTTGAGCTCACCTTAAGCGAGCCCATAATAAGGTCAGTTGCCGCACTGCGGTTTTCAGAATTAAGGAAAATTTCAGATAGGTTGCCGGTTTTGTCTTTTAATACCTGAAGGCTTCCATCAAGACCTTCAAATGTCCCCGAAACAAATTCTTGAATAAATTTACCCTGTTTTGCCGGGTCTAATTTACTTGTATCTTCAAGTAAGTTTTCTAAACCTTTAGTAAACGGTAAAACTGAACCACTATCTTGTAATGCCCCAGTAAAACCTTCACCTAGGTTTCTGCTTATGGTTTTGCCAATTTCTTCTGCTTTACCGTATCCGGCAGAACCAGAAGCGTATCTAGACATAGCATCTGATATTCCATCGAAAGTATTTCCTAAGTCGAACTCGCCAGCCTCTACGCCAATTTGAGGAATTTGAATTCCGTAATCTGTTGCGTACTCTTCAATCTTTTTTTGAGCAGACGTAAACGATTCGATATATGCCCTGGTTAATATTGTGTCCGCACCTTTGACTCCCGTAAATGATTCAGCAGTAGCGTTTTCAATTTGCTTAGGGTCAACCTTTAAAGCGCTAGCAAGAATATTTTTTATAGCTTCTAGTTCTTCAGGAGTTTGATTGCCAAACTGAGAATCGATAATTGTTTTTGCATAGATGGCTCTAATATCTTCGCCAGCGATATTCTCGTTTACTATTTTTTGTAAACCTTTATAAAAATCGCCTTCTTCTCCACCTAATTCCTCCAGAAGAGCATCTTGAATTTTTTGGTCAGCGGCGCTAGTTGTGTCAAGACCTACCTTGACAACCAGCCCATCTTTAATCCAGGCAACAGTTCCATTTCCAACTTCATTCAAATCTTCAAGATTGTCTTTTAATTTCTTTACGCCAGTAGACGCATCGTCGCTACTTTTTCTAAACGATTTAAAAATAGAAACAACAGAAAAGATAAGCGTAAATACGCCGAATGCAGCCATTACTCCTTTGACGGCTATTGAAAAAATACCCATTGCTATAGCTCCTCTTAAAGTTGCGCCAGTCAGCGCATTCTGTTGAGCGGTAGCCGTAGCACTGCTTATAGCTAAAGTGTTATCTGCAGTTCTAGCAAGTTGAGTTAGACCTATTTTTCTAAACAAGCCTATGTTGCCATTATTTTGCGCTTTTTCAAGTCCAATCTGAGCCAAAATTACGCTTCTGGTTGTCAACGCACCAGCCTGTTGCTGCGATGCTAAAATTCCTGTATTAACGGCTTGAATTTGCGTTGCCGTAGTAGCTTGAGCGTACTGGGCAGCGACAGCTCTCTGAGCTTGGGCCAAGCTCATAGAAGATAAATTAACCTGATTTTGTTGAAGCGCTAACCTGGATAAGGTAACCCCAGCAGAATTTGCAACATTTGCAAAAATACCTGTTTGAGTTGACGCCATTGAAACAAACCTGCCATTGAGCATTACTCCTCTTGTAAAGCCCGCAGCGGCGACAGTCATGTTCGAATACAAACGGATAATCGACGAACCAGTTCTTAATAATGCGGTAAAGACCGTACCTAAAATTGCTAAGCCGGCAACAACCTTTACTGTTGTTCTCGCCAAACCGCCAAATGCATTATCCGCACCAAATAATGTTGTCAACGTGCTGGTTATTGCAGTTTGAAAATTTAGCAAAGTGACAGCAACGCCTTTGAGCGAATCACCCAACTTAATCATCGCGGCTTGGCTTGATGCAAACGCCTTATTAAATTTCATGTCCAAAGTTTCTTGAACTGAGGTAAAGGCGTAGTCTAAGTCGCCGCCGGCGTTATTTAACTTTCTAAAAATTTCTTCGTTAGCTGCGGCATTTGGACCCAAAAGTGCAAGTACTGCAGTTAAAGCTCGAACGTTACCGAACACTTTTGCAGTTACGGCTGTATTGCCACCAAGTTGAGTATTCAGTTGTTGAAGTGCGGGAAATAAACCCTTTTCAGCAACGTTTTGTCTGATTTGTTCAGCGCTTGTACCAACCCCAAGGAGTGCTTCTTCTGCTTGCTTGCTTGGTTTTAGTAATTGAGATAAAACTTGACGGATATAAATTGCTGAAGTTCCTGCAGACAAACCAGTACGTGAAAGTGCAGCGACCGATGCTGAAACATCCTCGAACGATGCGCCGAATGCGGCGGCTACAGGCAAAACCTTACCTAAGGCTGGGGCAAATGTATCGGCTTCTGCTTTACCTTCTCGTACTGTTGCAACTAAAATATCGGTTACTTCTGCGGCTGAATATGCTCCTTTGCCATAAGCATTGAGAGTTGAGGTAACAGCATCGGCTACAACCTTGGTTTCTCCAAGACCAGCCGCAGAGGCTTTTGCTGAACTTTCTAAAACTTCAAGTGCACGAGCGTCTTTAATACCCGCTGAGGTGACGAAATACAAAGCGTCGGCAAGTTCTAGTGGGGCTCGACCTGTTTCTCCAGCAAGAGAAAGAACGCTCTTTTTGAAGATTTCCATTTGAGCAGTGCCAACATTTACCAAACCTTTGATTCGAGCAAAAGTAACTTCAAAATTTCGAGACATTTGAAGTGCCGACTTGCCGACATTTAGCGCAGCACCAAAGAAGGTGTACTTCAAGAGTGATGCCGATTGACGAGTTGCGTCACCAAGTGTTCGCATTGAGATGACACTTTGGCCTAAGCCACGGCTCATACCCATGCTCGCGCCCGTTACTGTGCGCATACTGTTTGTGGCTTGACGCGCGCCAGTAGTATTAATCGTAATTCTTACGTTAAGCGGCAGGCTCCCACTGGCATTAGACATGCCAAAATTTTCTCATACAGAGAAAAAAAACGCAAACAGCAAAAATTTAAATGATAATTACAACGCTATTTTTTATTAGTGGGCATGCCTAAAGCACGAGCAAATTCAAGCAAGTCTTTGTTGCCCGCTCTTTGCTTCATCCAACCCTTGGATTCAAAGATGATTGCTGCTTGAGCTGGACTTATTTCCCAGAATTTTTCGAGCGGCTGGCCGGTTTCGACCCAGAGTCGGAACCATTGGTGCCAGGGGAGTCTTCCGTCCCCAGGTTCAGCGTTTCCGTCAGTGTTTCGTTTAATGTTTTTCTTTGATTTACGGCGAGCTCGGCGCTCTGTCTTAGCATCCTGCTCGCCACCTTGGGGTCCACTCCGTTAGCGATTGCCCACGCTGCTCCAATCACATTTGAATAGTGAAGCAATTCGCCTTCAAGCATCATCTCTCCAACTTGATTAACAGGGAGATTTAGTACAAAAGAAAATGTTTGTCTGATTGAACTAACCGGCAATGATTCAAGTTGGTTTTGCCAATTATCAAGACCTTTGTAATGTGTTTCAATATCAGCAATACTGTTGTTCGTAAATTTAATATTTAATGATTCGGCAACGATATTGCCTTCCGCATCATATACTTTTTCCCACATTGGGGGATTCTCATTAATGTATTTAACTTTTGAGAAAGAGCAGGGAACGCCTTTATTTTTTAGAATTATTGGTGTGTAGTCCATAAGAAAACTATACACCCAAAACCCTGTGCTTGTCCACTAAAAGTAAAGGCCGGTCCAATTAAGGACCGGCCTTTAACTAGCAGATTATTTGGCTTATTATGCGCTTAAACCAGTTGCGGTTTCGCGGAATGTTACTTCGCCGAAACCAACACCGGTAGCAACTGGGAGAATTGCTTCTGCGTCAAAGCTTGGGCTGCTGAAGTTGTCTGTTGATGCGCCCATGATTGTTCCACCAGTCATTTGGCACTTCGACAAAACAAAAACCATTTCTGCAAGAGAGTTTTCAAGGTCATTGACCAAGAATTCAATCTTGAAGTATGGAAGACTTCCACCAGTGAACTCGTAAGCTGCTGTTTCGGCAGTACCAGTTCCTGCTGTAGTTACCGAACCACCAAACAGTGTTGACATAACTGCAAGGCTGAGCTCGCTATAGGTTGCTGAGAAATTCAATCGGTCAATCTTGCCTTTTTTGGCAAGAACTTTTCCATCACCTTTAAGTTCTGCGGTAATGAAGTTAGGTTCTACAGAAACTTCCTGGATACCAGGAACATCAACTGCGGCACCATAGGTGATTCCGCCTGCTGCGTCTGCAGTAACTGGATAAACTTTGCAATCCTGCACATCGAATGTGACTGTTGAAAGTGCTGCTGGCATTTTAAAACTCCTTGTTTGTTTCTGCTAGTTGTATCTCTTATGAGATACATATTTATACTTACATCATTTAAGGTATAGGAACGGTATCCTCTTAAGGATTAATGCGTGCCCAAACCTTGTTTGAAACAATACCATCTTGAGGCAAGCCAACAGCTTTTTGATAAGCCTTAACAGCCTCTTCTGTCTTCGGACCAAAGTTGCCGTCAACAGATGTCTTGCATCCAAATTTATTTAACAAGGTTTGCAAAGATTTAACCGCTGGTCCATTGCTGCCTAATTTCAAAACTGGATTACTTGCGGCAAATTCTTTTCCGCGACGAACAGGCGCATCAACATTTTGAGGAGCTGCTGCTGGGGCTGCTGCCGGTGCTGCTGGTGCTGCTGCAGGGGCTGCTGGTGCTGCATCAGCTTTTCCGGCGATATTGTTTGCGGCCATCCATTGCTTAACGGCTTCAGGCGTGTTATCACCCTCTGTATAACGTATATGCCATGGCTCTTCTGGGACTACTTCCCAAGAAAATCCAAACTTTACACAATTCTCAACCATCCATTTGAGTCTTTCGCCGCTAGCGGTGTGTACGTCAACAGCTAAGCCGCTATTGTGCTGACTTGTCCCAGGCGCCGCAAGTGGAGCGTTACCCTTTTTTAAATACCATTTTTGACCTTCAAAAGTGCGAGTAGATGCGCCCTCAATTGGCTCTTTTTGATATCGGATTTTAAATGCAGATAGTTGAGAGTCGTATGTTCTGTAAAGGTCTCCGGCAGACGTCGGCTTTAATTCAATGCCGTCAGCGGCGGCGGCAGCCTTCATTGCCATCCACGCATAAGCAGCAGCATGGTGTAGTTTCCCACCGTCCACCTTGACCAGCAATGATTCCGGCAATTTGCCCGGAGTAGTCCCGGCAAGGTCAGTTGGCATTGTTACTTTTTTGATATACAAATTAGACATTTTTTATCTTTCAGTCAGCTGATTTTTTATCTACTTTTTTGAAAACACCATCGATTTCATCAACAGATAACTTACCATCATCTAGGAAAGCGCGGGAGAGGCCTTCAACAACTGTCGCCACTCCAGCTATCCCAGCCATGAAGACTGCTTTTATTACTGGGACACCAGCAATAGTGCCCGCACCAATGACACCTAGTCCGCTTGCGGAAAAGGTCGCCAATATTCGCAGGCCGACATTTTGTAACTGAGTCAAAGTTTGTTTATTCATAAATGTTTGTCGGCACCAGAGAATCCCAGTGCCGCCAACAATTAGTGATTATTTCGAAGCGCTAAAAAACGAAGCGATTTTTGGGTCGCCGATTTTGCTGCTTGCAAACGACAGAACTGCTGCCACTACTGGCATGCAAAGAGCTGTGAGCATCGGGTCTACGCTGTACTTGTTGCAAAGATAAACAACAACACCCATAGCACCACCTTTTGCTGCTTGGTCTACGTGCTGGTTGGTGAGGTTAACTTCTTTAGCAGGTGCTGACTTAGCTGAACCCATTTTTTCTCCTTAAGATAAATATTTCAACCCGGACGGGTCGATATAAGTCTTAACGAATGAGTCGTATAGCCAGACTATGGTCTGGGCTTGTTTTGTTTGTCCAGTATGCGCTTCATTAAGTCGCCAATAATACTTTTGTTTTCGACATCGTCGCCTTCGGTCACGGCATCAACGACAAGTCTCTTTGCTTCGACTAAATCGTAAATATCTTCGTCGATAGTATTTGCGCCAAGCAAGTACCAGGCTTGTACATTATTTTTTTGTCCAATTCGGTGACACCTATCTTCTGCTTGGTCGTGTTCTCCAGGCGTCCAGCCTTGTTCAACAAAACATACATCTGATGCGGCGGTCAAGGTAAGACCCACGCCACCAGCCTGAAGGTTCAACACAATCACTCTGGCTTTTGGGTCATTCTGGAATGTGTCGACGGCATTTTGACGGGACTCCAATGAATCCCTACCACTAATTCTTAAGCCGCCATATTTTTCAGCCAATTTATCTACGAGCAAAACATGATGAGCAAAGACAATCAGTTTTCGGTCGCATGATTCCAAGAACGAATCAATCCATTCCGTAACAGATTCAAACTTTGCTTCTCCCGCTAGCCGCTTAAGAATTCCGGTCCTTCTTAGGTGCTCTGCGGAGTCTGACTTGCGATACCCATGTTCGGCAAGAAACGACACAAGGTCTACTTCTGCTTTTTTATACTCCTTATAACCAAGCCCAGACGGCTCAACATGGATGACACTTCTCAGTTTTGGCGGGAGCTCTTTGAGTACCTCATCCTTTGTCCTTCTTATATAGCATGTTTGTCTCAGTTTTGTATTTAGCTCCGAAAGATTAGAAGCACCTTTGGTATCCCATCCAAATCCATTGTGGTAGGCGGCGGTATACCTTTTAAGAAAAGCCCATTTACCACCAAAAGCACCAATCGTGCCCATAATTTCAAGCTGACTAACTAGCTCTTCTGGTCGATTGGTCACTGGGGTGCCAGATAATAAAAGCACTGTGCCGGAACGCGGCACGGCTTTGGCTATTTCTTTTGCTGATTTTGCTCTTTTCGAAGCACTATTTTTAACGTAGTGTGACTCGTCAAAAATTAAACCATTTGGCGATAGGTGTGTAATCGCCTCGGTAAATTTATACAGAATGTCGTAGTTGACAACATTAATATCCGATGAGGTTATGTCCGATTTGCCGGAAACAACATTTACGGTCCTGTGAGGCATCCATTTGTTGGCTTCGCGTTTCCAGTTTTCTTTAAGTGAAGCTGGGCAAATAATAACTAACGGAAAGGCATTCTTATACTCCGCAATAGCCAAAGCCTCAACAGTCTTTCCCAAACCCATTTGGTCGGCTATCAAGCACCTACTGACTTGAGAAGCATAAGAAACAGCAGCTTTTTGATACGGCATTAACGTACCCTTGAGGGTCGGAACATCAATATCTGCATCAGCCGAAGTTGATTTTTCGAGCAATTCGGTTTCGGTTTTGGTTTGTTCTAAAATTATCTTTCTTAAATCATCGGACATTTCAAGGTTGAATTTGTCAGCTATCTCTATGGCAACAATAGATATTGGGGTAATCCAGACTTTCTTTTTTACGTCCCACATTCTGTTGGGAATAGATTTGACAAGATTAACTATTTGCGCATTAAAAGGAAAATTAAAAATCAATTTATTCGTCTTGGATAAAGTGATTGAACCAAGGCCATTTTCTAGCCTTGTGTGATATTGCCCAAATACATCGGCAAGACCATCGGCGGCTTTAAAGCCGTAATTATTTACCAAAGAAGCCACTTGCTCAACAGCTTCCATGGGTGCTACCCAAACATTGTTGCTTGATATCCACTGGATTCCTTCAATTGTTTTAAGAATTTCATTGAGTTGTTCGTTGTATTCTGCTTCTATTATATAGGCCGAATCGTTGGTGTAGACAGCATTTTTATTTAATTTTTTTCGGCTTTCATAAATTAAAGCCAGGTCCTTAGATGCAGAATAATGAGTTCTTGGTGGGGCTTTAATCTCATCATAATCAATACCAAACTTAGCTAATTGATTTTGATATTTTGCTAAAAGCAGCCAAGCCTCATAAGTAATAGCTTGGGTCCAATGAGAAGAATTTAAAAGCGCAATTTGAAGCCCGAGTTGTGCGTCAGAGCGGCTAAAACCAACACCATCACTAGATGAAGCCCCATTGCAAACATTAGCAATAGTGGTAATCGACTTAACCAATTGCTGGTTGTCGTAAATAATTAATCCTGAATTACTGTTGCCCATAGTTTGTAATCGTGGGCTTCCGCAGTGTATTGATTCTCAATTGACGCTCTACGGTGAGCAATAATTGCCTTAGTCAATTTCTCAATTTCTTCAACGTGGTTAATTCTTGGGTCGTCGCCCAAAAGTGACCGAACTTCGGAAAGTCTTTGACTAACGCCGTTCCGATATCTCATTGACTTTCTGACCCAATCACTAAATTTTTGTTTTTCTTCAAAATACTCAGCAGCACTAAGCATCCCGAGCTCTACATCTTTGGCCATCAGGTCGATTCTATTTTTATGAAATGCAACTTGGGAATCGCAATCCGACAATGCTGTTATTAAAGCTTGACACCACGCAAATCTATTTTCTGGTCTTTGAAGCCATTCAACATCTTTTTCCGGCGCAGTACCTTTGCACTCTTGCTTGGCCATTTCAAGCAC